CGATGATAAAAAGTTTAGCACCGATACTAGACCCTATGGTTCTGCTACCATTGCAGAAGGTTATTGGCCTGTCTTTGACGAAAGCCCAATTAGTAAAAAACTAACTCTCAAAGATATTTGTATTTACAAGCCCGGCGACCTAAATAAGATTGGTAAGGAAGGTAAGACTAGTTGGGATAGTTTTAGTTATGCACTGTTAATGGGTCATAATGTTTGGACACACTTAGAAGCAGTACAACGTGCCAACCGTCAATATGACCTAGGTGAATACCCTGCAATGATGCGCTACAGTGGCCCGGGTGGAGAGAAGTTCAAAGACATTGTAGAAGCTATCTTTGCCGCACCAGACCGTGCTAGTTCAGAAGCTATCATTGAACACTATAGTAAGTATTGGATGGAAATTGTAGGAACTCGTGGATTTAAAGGTAAGAAAACTGTAAATGCCAACACTATGTTTAACGCATTATTTGAATACGTAGCCTACGAGGAGCCTGTGTTAGACGAAGATAAACTTAACCAATTGGAGGTATAAATGATTGAAGGACGCATTAAACATTTGGAAAAAGAACACACAAGGTTAGACAACGAAGTTGATACTCTTGAACGCACTGGCAAGTTTACTGACACCCAATTACATAACCTTAAAAAACAAAAGCTAGCTGTATTGGATGAGCTTAGTAGGCTACGAAAAGAACAGTACGAAGAAAATCAACGTGTCGGATATGGGGACGATCACTAAAATGAATAGAGACTATCAAACTGGTGTCAGCACCAATGTTGCATTTTTTACTGGCACAGAAGTAGAGCACACACCTGCGTACGGAAAGAAAACTCTGTTTGTGGTTGGTGTACAACCATTTAACGAAATACAAGATTGGCTAGATGATTTTGCTTCCTATGAAGATAAGTCCAAACACATTGAGCACATTTATTTTGGCGCCAATATGAGTTTTCCCAAATTGAATACCAATGATTCTGGTAGGTGGCAACCTTGGGAATCGATGGTCACTTACTTTTTAGAAAAGGGATACTTCTGTACGCTGGACATTGATGTTTCTTGTGTAGAAGGGTTACTCGAAGGTGGCCTGTGCGAGCATCACAACTTCATTCCAATGATTTCGGTGAAATTGCCCTATTTACAACTACTGGGATATAATGCTACAATTAAGCTAGACGACAAAGACTTTAAGGCCACCAATCCCGGCGTCTGGTGCCATAGTTTAAATGATTTAAAAGCCCGCCGCAACTTTACAGACTGGTCTAAATACACACAAGACCAAATAGTTAAATGATACAGAAATATCTATTCAAACTTTTACAGTGGGTATCCAGTTACCCAAACAGGATGCTGGAGCGTGACGAGTCCGACGCTAGCGACCTTAGTAACCTACTGGCTGGTAAACGTGTGCGTAATAGAACTAGCTCGAGCAGTAGCGAAATTAGAAGTCAGTCAATGACTTTTAATTTGTATGCCGCACAAGGTGGTAGCGTAATTGAAACACACATCTACGATGAGAAGACTGATCGTGTTAATAACACATTGTATGTTATACCCGAAGGCGGCAGTTTTGGTACAACACTAGAAGAAATTGTAACATTAGAAAGGCTAAAAGCGTGGCACTAACTCAAGAACAAAGAGCAACTGTTGATAGAATCAAACAAGATGCAAAACGTAAAATCTGGATCACATTCCGCAAAGAAGGCATTCACAAATATCCTGCCGCCGCAACTGATCCAACACTAGCAACTGGAGACAATTATGATGTATCGTTTCTTGGCTATCCTCATCGCCATATTTTTCATTTTAGGGTTTGGATTGACGTATTCCATAACGACAGAGATGTGGAGTTTATTCAATTCAAACGGTGGCTTGAACAACTGTATAGTAGCGCACAAGGTGTTTTGTCGTTAGATTTTAAATCCTGCGAGATGATCGCAGATGATCTGTATCTACAAATTGCCGATCGGTATCCTGGTCGTGCAGTGTGGATTGAGGTAGCCGAAGATGGTGAGAATGGCTGCCTCATTGAATATGAAGTTTCTCGCCCGTATCAATCCATTGCTATCTAAGGAATAAAAAATGGCACAACCAATTTGGCTTAAAAAATATCTGCGTATGAAGCCGGAAGTTAATCGTATTCTCGAGGACTTGGAAGAGTACAAAGAGTTTTGTGTTAGACAGGGTTACCCCTTTAACGAAGCCGATCTATACAACGATCGTGGTCCCTGGGGCGACTTGGCCCGTACTAAACGTGGTAAATGGCCACGTGACAACTGGGGCTATATTATCCGCCAAACTAGGAGAGCGTAATGACAGGGCATCGGATTAAGGATCAAGCAGATTTTGACTTGGATCGATTCATTGATATGTTCGACTCAGCGTTATCTAGCAATGATCCCAGAGTCGTCGATGCACTACGTAGTTTGTTAATGTTGGTCATCTTAACTAAACCCGAGCACATAGACAGTCCAACAAAAGGGCCATTGCGAAGGTTAGTTGATGACGTTAACAATTTAACTCGTCGTACAAGCAGAATGGAAGAGTCTCTTGACCGAATGGTTTATAGTGCTAGATCGTCAAAGTTTGATACTGCCAGTGGCTGGCAAAACGAGAAATACAGTTGGTATCAAGAGCAAATAAAGGCTGCCCCAATCCCGACATTGGACGCCGAAATGGCCGAGCGCATAATGAAATCTATTAAGACAGTTTAAAATGAGAAAACTATTTTATATGGGCCTAGAGCCCTACAAGGCAAGATATACACTACAGTTACAAGAGTGGAATCGTGCAGTGTTTGAACGCAGAGGCATTGACTATGTTATTGTCCCGGGCGAAACACTCAGCAACGATCAAGCTATTGTCACAGGGCAAGTGTTAGATGCACACGGACGCACATACTTTGGTATGAGCCAGCTTATGAACCTGGTGCGTATGATGAAGGCTGGAGAAGTAACTGCCAGCGATGTAGTCTACTTTGAGGATATGTTCCAACCAGGTATCGAAAGTTTGCCATACATTATGGATCAAACTCCCACACACCTAAGGCCACAGATCTTTGTACGTTGTTTGGCACAGACCATTGACCCGGACGATTTTGTACACGTATGGGGTATGAGTGAGTGGATGAGTCTTTACGAAAAGATGGTTGATAGCTTTGCCACTGGCGTACTGGCCACCAATGAGGAAATGGTGGCGCATATGAAGATTGCAGGTTGGAAGGCTCCTATCTACAATATTTCAGGTCTTGCATTTGGCAAGGCAGAGGTACAAAGTCGTGTGCCTGTTATTAAACCATTTGATGAACGTAAGAAGCGTGTGGTGTTTAGCGCACGTTGGGACCAAGAGAAGCAACCAGACTTCTATATGGACTTGATTGATGCTTACTTTGAGCGTAATCCTGTTAGTACTGTAGAGTTTGCCATATGCAGTGGTGCAAAGCTAAAGTCTAACAACGACAGTTATATGCAACGCACTCGCAATATGCAGGCAATAGGCCGATTAAAGTTATACGAGGATTTAGAAAAAAATGACTACTATAACATTGTTAACGATAGCCGTGTCGTGTTTAATTGCGCTTTACAAGACTGGGTTTCAAATACTGTCAGTGAAGCAGATGCTCTGGGATGTAATGTTCTTTACCCTGCTTATAGGTCTTTTCCTGAGACTTTTGCCAATGACCATACCCGCCTCTACGTCCCTTGGAGTATAGAGGATGCGTTGAACAAATTAGATACACTGTTAGAAGCGCCACATCCAAGGTTGGGTGAGATTAGCAACTATAACGATGGTACCATAGATCGTATCATCGACATAATGGAAGATAAAGGTGCCCAGTGGTTGCGTATGGGGCCAGATTATCGTAAACACACTAGCGAATCTAAATATTAATTCTTTAAGGAAACCAATTATGGCAACACGTAAAAAGAAAGAACAAGACCCTAGCGGCGTAGTTAAAGGTAGTCATTTAACAGTCACTACTTTTTCCGATGGAACTACCAAGCTAGATTGGGACGACGAAGCACTACTACGTGACGTAAGAGCAGCCATTGCCAGTGTTGCTGAACAGCCCGTCGAAAAGCCCAAGAGAAAAAAGAAGCAATGAATAAGACTGTAATCATTACTGGTGCAATGGGATTCATTGGTGGGCACACTGCCAAAGTCTTTAAAGATGCCGGATATTATGTTGTTGGCATTGACAAGAATCAAACAGTTTTGCAGTCTGCTTATTATCTAGATGAGCTGTTAGTCAACGACTTTGTTGATGGAGTGACTGTCAGGGCGGCACATATACACCAACCCGACGCTATTATTCATTGTGCTGGTACTAGTCTAGTAGGACCGAGTCTTAGCGACCCGTACACCTACTACGACAACAACAGTGGCAAGACCAACTCAATGCTAGAAGATCTTCACAACGAAGGCGGATGGTGTGGTAAGATCATTTTTAGTAGCAGTGCCGCTACATACGGCATTCCTGCCAATGCCGATAACATTACAGAATCAAGCACACAAAATCCAATTAGTCCCTACGGGTGGAGTAAACTATTTTGTGAAAAGATTATCCAAGACCACTGTAGCGCACACGGATTCAAAGGCATTGCACTACGATATTTCAATGCCTGCGGATGCGATCCGGATGGCATTTTGGGCCACGTAGTCGATGACACTCATATGATTCCCAGAGTGTTAAGTGCTTACCAAAATAAAAGAAATTTCCATTTGTATGGCAACGACTACAGTACACCAGATGGTACCTGCATACGGGATTACCTGCACGTAGTTGATATTGCATTAGCACATTTAGAAGCAGTGTGTTTAGCAGACCAATTCGAAATGGGCGAATTTGGCGCATACAATTTAGGCACAGGGCACGGTCACAGTAACCAGACCATTATCCAAGCCTGTGAAGAAGTAGTTGGAGAATCAATCAACTACGAAGTTAAAGATAGACGCATTGGAGATCCGGATATTTTGGTTGCCAATAGCGATCTATTCCAAAGTAAAACACAATGGCGGCCTAGACATAGTGACATTAGAAATATAGTTAATACAACGTGGAATTGGCAAAAAAACCTTCCATTATTAGTTGACTAAAGATTCTAAATACATTACAATAAGCTGTCATCCTCGACAATAACTCGGAGAAACAAACAATTGACAAACAACGAAACAGGCCTGGACGCTATGTATGGCGACAGCGGCTATCAAGAAGGCACAGCACATAACTATTTGGGTTTTGTAATGAAACGTAATGGTAAAAGGTTTTGGGCCGGAGATAACATCAGTGAATACATTGATGACAAAATGAAAGAAGAGCTAATCAAAGAAACAACACTAGCATTTGAAAAAGTGTTAGACTGCTTGTTAATTGATCGAGAGAACGATCCCAACAGTAAAGGTACAGCTAAACGACTAGCTAAAATGTACTACAATGAAGTAATGGCAGGTAGGTATGACCCGGCACCAGATGCGACAGCGTTTCCAAACGATACTACGGATAGGTATGAAGGTATGCTTGTGGTTCGTAGTGAGCTTCGTAGTATGTGTAGTCACCATCATCAGCCTGTTAGTGGTGTTGCCTACATCGGAATCATTGCCGCAGAAAAACTCATTGGACTGTCCAAGTACACACGTATTGCACAATGGTGTGCTCGTCGAGGTACCCTCCAAGAAGAATTGTGTAATGATATAGCCCGAGAAATTATGAAGGCCACAGATGCTCGAGATGTAGGCGTTTATGTTCAAGCAGTACACGGATGCTGTGAGAATCGTGGCATTATGGCACATAGTTCACTGACTCAGACTACTGTACTTAAAGGTGCGTTTAATACAGACCAAAGTACAAAGAAAGAGTTTTTTGATAACATTAAACTGCAACAAGATTTTGCACCAAGATAAGGAGATAAAATGTTTACAGACACAATTGACACTATTACGTACCGATCTGCAGACCAGATCAATCAGGCAATGGGCCGTGTATACGGACATATGGCGGCCGCTGTAATTAACAGTATGATTGTTAGTTACCTAGTGGGCACCAGTCCTGCGTTACTGCAATTATTCTTCACCGGCTGGACAAAATGGATTGTGATTCTTGCACCACTGGCATTTATTTTTGCTGTTCCGTACTTGCTTAGTTCAGGAATTTCCAAAGCCGGCAAGGTGTTAACCCTACACGCATTTGCAGGATTGATGGGGTTAAGTTTTGCCACAATCTTTGCACTGTACACAATGGGCAGTATTGTTAGTGCATTTATGGGTGCCGGTATCCTATTCGGTACTATGAGTGTCTATGGATACTTTACTAAACGTAGTCTTGACAGCCTTGGAAAGTTTATGTTCATTGGGCTTATTGCTATTATCATTGCCAGTATCATTAACATCTTTATTGGCAGTAGTGTAATGCAAATGGTAATCAGTGCCGTGGCCATTGTTATCTTCTTAGGACTAACAGCCTACGACACTCAGCAAATTCGTGAGATGTTATACAACAGTAGTGCAGACGATGGTGCAGAGATTATGGGTGCAATTACACTGTACCTGGACTTTATTAACATTTTCTTAAGTTTGCTACAACTAACCGGCGACAAAAAGGATTAATATGAGTATGATCAATATGAGCACAATTGGTATCACTGGTTCAGCAGGATCATACAGTCTAGGACCTATGAGCATTGACACTATTTCATTGGGCGGCAATGATCCAATGCCCAATTACACCATTGGCGTTACCAAAGCAACAGGTGGATATATTATTGCCATCAAAACAGAGAACTATCATCGTCCTAGTTATTATGTCATTCCAGATAATAAGAAGAACTTTGATCGTGAACTAGGAAAATTAATTAGCTTTCATTTACTAAAGAGTACTGAATGAAAAAAGCATTCCTAAATTGGCTTGACAGCCTGGGTCGCAAACGTATTGTAATGGATAGGATAAACAATGAGCCTTACCTTGAGCGGTATTATCTATTTCTTAAAGATAGAACTTGGTTTCCATTTAACGTATTTCTTCATAGGTTTCTTAAATCAGATCCCGATGATGTCCACGACCATCCTTGGCCTTATGCTACTATTATCTTAAAAGGCGGATACTACGAATGGACTCCTATATTTGATGGAGAAGGAAAGAAACTTACAGAGAAATGTACTTGGAGAGGTCCGGGGCACTTTCGTACCTGTAGTGCTACTAGTTACCATCGCATTGAATTAGATCCTAGTATAGAATGTTGGACATTGTTTATGCCTGGTCCTCAACAACGTGAGTGGGGATTCCTAGTTAAAAACAAATGGATTCAAAACGAAGAATACCTTACCGAGAGAGCTGTAAAATGATTCCACTTCCGCCAGGTTGCAAAGTACACTACCCAATACACATAGAAGTCCGCGGTCTAACTGAAGAAATGATTGAATGGTATAGGTTAGTTGGTGGAGAAGTGTTTAAAGACACTGTCTGGGACAACCGAGGTCGAGAACAAGTAAAACATCGTGTTCGTTATGGTAAGGGCAAGTTCTGTTATCATAGGCAAGACGGCTCTGGTGGGACTAGGTTGCACTTTGATGGCGCCGATGCCAGTGCGGCCAGTATGTTCTTAATTAAATTTTTAGATGATATCGAACAGCATAATTTTCAAGAACATTTGAATCAACTTGAGAAGCAATACTAAATAGATATCAAAGCGGCCTCCGAGCATCAACCCGCTATACAAATTCTGCTGCCTATGCTATAATTAACATAGGAGAAAATAATGGCAAAATCATCAACAGCTGATTTAATCAGACACTTAGAAGACAACCTTCCCTACGTAGGTCCAGTCAGTTACAAATATACTAGCACTAAAGAGTATCACGATGCTTTTCCTTGTGCCTATCGTCAGTGGCGAGCTGACAGTCATTGTAACTTAATCCACGGGTACAGCTTCTCAATGAAGTTCTACTTTGGTACCAACGACTTAGATGTTCGTAACTGGGCGGCAGACTACGGTGGCTTAAAAGAACTTAAAAAGATCTTAGAAGATCAATTTGACCACACACTCATTGTAGCCGCAGATGATCCAGAGATGCCAACATTCCAACTGCTACAAGAAAAGAATATGGCCAAGATTGTTGTACTGCCTAAACTAGGTTGTGAAGGTCTCAGTGATATGCTCTACAAGTATGTTAATGGCGTTTACATTCCAGAGATGTGGGGCGAAGGTGAAGCAAAGCGTTTGTGGTGCTATCGCGTAGAAGTACGTGAAACACAGGCTAATATGGCTTTCCGCGAAGGTCATCGCGAATGGAATGAGGACTTGTTTGCATAATGTTAGAAACAATTTGTGAAACATTAGTTGAAGCATATAGACGCAATTGGATTACCAGTCGTGATGGCAATGTAAGTATTCGTCATCACGATCGTGATCACTTTTATATCACACCCAGTGGCGTCCGTAAGCAGACTATGCAACCCGACCAGTTTAAGAAAATTAAACTAGTTGATCAGATTAATCCAGTTCCCCCATTCTTAACTAAATCTTGGCAAGAAGAGTTCTACACCGACATTAGTGCTAAACTAAAGCCCAGTGGAGAAATTCCCTTACACTTTGGGCTACAGAAAGAACTGGGACAACACTGCAATGATGTCAGGGTAGTAGTTCACCTACATCCTACCTACTGTGTTGCCGCTATGCATCGTGGCATTGAGTTAAGCAGTCTTGCCAACGACTTCCCAGAACTAAGTCGCTACACTAAGGTGGCATTTAACGTAGGCGATGTGGCTCCTATTAGTCAAGAACTTGCAGATCAGTGCCATCACCATCTTGAACTAGACAATAAAGGTAACATTGCCTACGACATTGTTGGCATCAAGGGTCACGGAGTTGTAGCCATTGACACAAGCCCGTGGCGGGCGTTTGAACATATTGAACGATTAGAGCATATTTGTCAAATTGTTTTAGCGTCAGGGTAAGGACCGATATGCCTAATCTACAAGATCTATTAAACGAAGAAGCCAAGCTCTGTAATACAGGGTTTGGTGATAGTGAAGAACGGCGCCGGATACATACAGTAATTAGATTAAAGCGTACACACCAACCCGGTTGTTTTGGCGAGGATGACTGTAGTACACAAATGTTATCAACTTGCCCCTGGCGTATAGATTGTGGAAACTAATATGGAACATAAAGACTGGTTAGATAAAGTTGTACTCAGTGCTACAGAGTACAACAATCAACGACTTCACACTGATTTTCAAGAAGATGAGATTTTGAAGTTTTTAGAATGGTTGCATCAACAGCACGGTGTTGGCTACGAGAAACCAAATGCAACACATATCAACACCCCAGAGAAGCAAAAATATGAACAGCTTAGAAAAAATCTGGGCTAGAACAACCGGCCACCTAATGGGTAATACCGATAGTGATCGGCCCGATGTACCTATTTTAACTTTGCAAGAAGCCCGAATAGCCTTGTTTTTAAAAACGTTCTGGGTTATAATACACGTTGTTACTTGCTGTTTTATTATAGCAAATACTATCCGGCATTGGAATTAATATGAATTCAAAAGAAAAAGAAATCCTGGACATTACACAAGAAGAGTGTGCAGAGGTAATTGTTGCTGTTAGTAAGATTAGTCGATTTGGCCTAGACAACTTCAAGCCAGGCAAACCATTGACTAACAGACAACACTTGGCAGAAGAACTAGGCGACTTACAGGCAATGATTGACCTGTGCATTGACCACAACCTAGTTGACAGAGATGAGGTGCTTACTGCATCAAGCAATAAAATTGCAAAACTTAAACAATGGTCTAATATTTTTGAAAGCGAAGTTCAAGTATGAGTAAACTCAAAGTAGCAGAGCTGTTCTACAGCATTCAAGGCGAAGGACGCTTTATGGGTGTCCCTAGTGTTTTCTTACGTACATTTGGCTGTAACTTTACCTGTGGCGGGTTTGGTATGCCACGTGGTGAATTGAGTACAGAGCGAGAAGAAATTGCTGAGGTTGTTCATATGTTTAACAACTACAACCAACTCCCGTTAGTTAAAACTGGATGCGATAGTTACGCCAGCTGGGATCCAAGATTTAAGGATCTAAGCCCAATGGTTGCCGTAGAAGGTCTTGCCAACGATATTGTTAAACTACTTCCGTATATGGAGTGGAAAAATGAACATCTGGTTATTACAGGTGGCGAGCCTTTACTAGGTTGGCAACGTGCTTATCCAGACCTGCTAAGCCAGCCGTGTATGACTCCGCTAACAGAAATTACATTTGAAACCAATGGCACTCAGCCTTTGTCAGCAGAGTTTAAAAAGTATTTGCAGACCTGGGCTCGACGTGAAGATAGAGAAATTACCTTCAGTGTAAGTGCCAAACTTCCTTGCAGTGGTGAGAAGTGGGAAGATGCTATTTGCCCAGAAATCGTTTGTGACTATGAAGACGTTGGTTATGCTTATTTAAAATTTGTAGTGGCCACACAGGAGGATGTCATTGATGCAGATCGCGCTGTACGAGAATATCGTAATGCGGGTTTTAAAGGTCCTGTGTATCTTATGCCTGTTGGAGGGGTTGAAAGCGTGTACTCTCTTAATAATCGCCGCGTCGCAGAGCTTGCAATGAAACGAGGATATCGTTACAGCGACAGGTTGCAGGTGCCACTGTTCAAGAACGCTTGGGGGACTTAAATGGGATTATTCAATAAATTATTTGGCAAGGAAGAAGTAATGCCCGAGCCAGTTAAGGCAGAGCCAGCACCCAAAGTCATCGAACCCAAGGAACCTAAGGCAGCAAAGAAAACACCAAAAGACATTGCCAACGAAAAAGGCGAACCTTGGGTTGGCATCTTAAGTGTAGACATTGATCCAGAAAATATCGGACAAGGTGCATTCGAACTAGATTGGAATGACAAGTTCTTAGCACAGTTGGTTCGTTCGGGTTACCAAGTTAAACCTAACGAGCCCGAAAACGAGATAGTCGATCGGTGGTTCCAGGATGTTTGCCGAAACGTCGTTTTGGAAACCTATGAGCAGTACGAAGCCAACAATCCAAGGCAGACCATTCGGAAAGATATAGGCAACGGCCGCTCAGAAATCAGTTGACAACCCTAGGGTAATATGCTATTATTACTCTATGAAATATTTAATCGTAGACACTGCTAATACCTTCTTTCGTGCCAGACATAGCGCAAGTCGTCAAAGCGACACTTGGGACCGTCTGGGTTTTGCCATACACGTAACACTAGCCAGTGTTAATAAAGCCTGGCGTGATCAGAAAGCCGACCACGTAGTTTTCTGCTTAGAGGGGCGTAGCTGGCGCAAGGACTTTTATGAACCTTATAAAAAGAATCGAGCAGTGGCTAGGGCCTCACTTACCGAAACAGAAGCGGAAGAAGATCGCCTCTTTTGGGAAGCATTTGATGCCCTTAAGTCGTTCTTACAAGAGCGCACAAATTGTACTGTACTCCAGCACGGGCAATTGGAAGCAGATGACCTGGTGGCAGGGTGGATACAAGCACATCGTGAGGATCAACACGTCATCGTTAGCAGTGACACTGACTTCTATCAATTGCTCGCACCCAATGTCCGCCAGTATAACGGAATTGCTGATGAACTCCACACTCTTGAAGGAATCTTCGACAAAAAAGGTAAACTAGTTATCGACAAGAAAACTAAAGAGCCTAAAAAGATTCCCGATCCTAAATTTATTCTATTCGAAAAATGTATGCGTGGCGATAGCAGTGACAATGTCTTCTCTGCTTATCCCGGTGTGCGTACCAAGGGCAGTAAAAACAAAGTTGGCCTTGAAGAAGCATTTGCTGATATGGATAAAAAAGGCTTCTCTTGGAACAATCTAATGCTTCAGCGTTGGACCGACCACAATGGCGACGAACACAAAGTCCTTGACGACTATCAACGTAATCGTCAATTGATTGATCTAACTGCACAGCCCGAGCATATTAAAGTGCTTATTGCAGAAACCATTGCCAATGGCAGTGTGCCATTGAGCCGACCAATGATTGGCGCACAATTTCTTAAATTCTGTGGCAAGTACGAGCTTAATCGAATCAGCGATAATGCTACTAGTTTTGCTGAGTTCTTAAGTGCAAGTTATATGGAGCAAAAATAATGGCACGTAAACTAGAAATAGACGGGGAGACTGCAGATCTTATCACTGTTTTAAATTTGCAAGAATACCGTGCGTATCTTAAGAAAGAATTAAAGCAGTGGAAGAAAAATGCCAGGACCGAAGATAACCCAACTGGCTATTGGTTACACCCAGAAGATGTCGCTGGTAACATTAAGACCATCGAAGCTATTAATTTAATCATCAAACATTTTGGTAAGGAGTAATATGTCTTTTACTATGCACCAAAGTAACATTCTTGCCATTAAACCAGGCGACCCTAACTTTACAATCAATGACGGATTGTCTCTGGTTCGTCGTGCTGGATTCGAAATTAGCAAAGACTGTCCATACAATCATATGCAGGCACTTCAAACCTGCATTGACCGAGGTTGGCTCAAACCAGTGGCCTATATGTACGATTATGAATTAACCTTTGATATTTTAAAAACACAATGATTGATCAAAAAGAAATATTGTCTAGACTAGAATTGGAAATTAGAACCGCTGGCGCTAGAGAAATGCCCATCGATACTATCCTCTTAGAGGAAAGCGATTTTCAAAAATTTTGCATTGCCACAGGGCATAAAGATTCTATCCTAAAAGATTGGCCTTTATACAAAGGTATCAGAATCATTAAACAACGAAAGAATAAACAATGATGCTAGAAGCTAAACCAATTATCAAGAATAAATTTTGGATTGTTGAAGATGGTGGTCAAAAAGTTGCCACTATCCAAGCATCGCCCGACGGAGTCTTTCTAGTCAAAGGTTCTGCTAGAGAAAAATTTGTTAATTTTAAACTATTAAGCACCAAGTATAATATCCGTGTAAACAAGAGCGGAAAAGACAAAAAAATCGTAGATAACAGCAACAATATCTACGATTTTCCAGTGGATTGTACAC